CCGAGTGGGATGCTTATTATGCTAAGTTGCGCCCAGAGAGTGCGGACAAATATGAGATTAAAGCGCCTGAGGGCATGGAAATTAATACTGATGCGCCTGAATATAAGGCGGCTCTTGAGATGTTTTATGATAGTGGGCTAACGAACAAGCAAGCGAACGATATTTATGCACGATATGCGACTGATAATGTGGTTGATGAGGCGGCGAAGGACGCTGATTTCGATGCGCGCATGAGTGAGATGTATGGTGATAAGTCGAATGATGCTATTAAAACAGCGGCTCGCATGATGAGTGGGCTTGATGCAAGCGCGCAAGAGGGCTTTAAAGCCTTACCGAATGAGCAATTTGTTGCTGTGGTTCAGTTAATGAATAACTTAGCTGAGAATATGGGCGAGGACAAAATGCCCGTTGGTGATGGCTCTGCGTCTAGTGGTCAAAAGCCCATCGAAGATGTGCGCCGAGAGTTGGCCGCCTTACGTACCAGTAAGGAGGCTCGTGACTTTACACACCCTGACCATGCTAAGACAAAGCAAGAGATTGCACGCATGTCAGACCTTGTGCAAAAGTCCTTTAAATAGGGGTTGCATAATATATAGCATTATATTATAATCATGGGGACGGGTCGCATAGCTTTACGCTGTGTCCATCTATGCAGGTGAGAATCCTGAAGATGACTGTCCATTCTTTTAATGGGTCGCGGTATCGAATTAACAATTCATATTATAAACTTATTAAGGAGAATGAAACATGGTTCAATCCATTGATCAGGCACTTATTACCGAATTTTCGGATATGGTGCATCACGAAGCCCAGCAAATGGATTCGTATTTAAAGCCCTATGCTATGGTTAAGCAGATGTCAGGTGATATCTTTGCTTATGATGGTCTAGGCTCAGTAGAAGCGCGTGAAGTAGAAGGGCGCGTAATCCCAGCAACATTTGACGATATCGAGCATAACCGCCGTAAAATTCGTCGTCGTCGCTTTATCGTTAACCTACCTGTAGATAGCTCAGATGTGCGCGGCGCATTGCTTGATCCAGATAGCGAATATTCAAAGGCTCTTGCAGGCGCAATGGTTCGTGAATATGACCGTGTTATTGCAGATGCGGCTTTCGCAGACGTTCTTACAGGTCGTGACTTTGAAACTGCCGTTAGCTTTGCTAACGATGGCGGTCTTACAGTTGATGCTACAGCAGGTCTTACGTATGAGAAGCTATTGGAAATCGGTGAGAACTTCATTGATAATTCAGTAGGTCTTGACAAGGGTGACCGTAAATTCCTTACTTTAACAGGTAAAGAGAATACATCACTTATGGGCGAGAACGAGCTAACAAGCGGTGACTTTACTCGCCAGCTTAAAGTTGATGGTGGTCTTATGACTCAAGGCGCAGGTCTTGACATGGTTCACTTCCCAGCGAATGCTCCTAAGCCTATCTTGAACGTAACTGGTGGTGAGCGTGAATTGTTTGCGGCTTCATCTCGTGCATTCTGTGTTGGTGTTTCTAAGGAAATTTCAATTAAAATTACAGAGCGTAATGATTATGTTGAAACTCATCAGGTACAAGCAATCATGGAAATCGGTGCGGTTCGTACCGAGGGTGCTTTGATTCAAAAAGTACGTGTAACAGCATAGAAATAAGGAGATTATAAAATGGCTGTAGAAGATAAATACACAAATGCAGATATTGTTGATGGTAAGAAGCCGTCTGCGATTAACGGCGGCGTGGGTACTGAGCTTTACTTTATGGAAGCAACAGTAGCTGTGGCGGCGGCTGATGATAACGGTAGTGTTTACCGTGCATTCAAAGGCGTACCTGCTAATTATGTCCCTGTGAAGGTTGCTGTATATAATACAGCGGTAACAGGCGGTACTGATTATGACCTTGGTCTATATGGTACTGATACGGGCGCTGTAGTTGATGCTGACATCCTTGCGGATGGCATTTCAATGGCAACTGCTCGTACTATTGCGACTGAAAACAATGCGGGTCTAACGACTCTTGACATTGCTAACGGAACGCAAACGCTTGCGACACTATCTGCGCAAACAAACACAGATTCATCTTACGATATTGCGCTTACTGCGAATACTGTAGGGACTGCATCTGGTACTATCAAGCTCCACGCTTGGTTTGGTACGAAGTAAATATGGTTGAGGGCGGCCTCGGTGTCGCCCTTGATACCACTGAGTATAAACAAGAAAGGGTCTTATTATGGCTACCACATCACCAGTTGATATTTGTAATTTGGCTCTTTCTTTACTCAATGTTTCCCCTATTGTTTCTATTGATACCCCTGAGAACCAAACGGCTGAATTATGCGCCTTGTGGTACGATCAGGTAAGACGCGAAGCCCTTCGTCGTCACCCTTGGAATTTTGCAATTAAGCGCGCTGTACTCGCCGCTAATGCTACTGCCCCTGCCTTTGGATACCAAAGCGCCTTTGATTTACCCTCTGATTACATTCGATTAACACAGCTTAATGAGACTGACGGTTACAATGATATGGCTGTAAAGCCTGATAGATATCGTATTGAAGATAATCAGGTTCTTATCGGTCAATACTCGACATCGTCTGGTACATCTTTGCGCTTAGTTTATGTTTCTGACTTTACATCGGTTGCGAAAATGGACGCATCCTTTATTGATTACTTTGTAACGCTCTTAGGTCAAAAGTTTGCATACTCAATTACTCAATCTAACAGCACTGTGGAGCGCCTTGACGCGCTTATGGAGAAGGCTGAGAGCCGCGCACGTAGCATGGATGGGCAAGAAAACCCTCCGCGCCGCATACAGCGCTCTAATGCTCGCAGGGCACGTAGGAATGTCTCAGGGTATCGCAACTATGACGGATTTGTGGTCTTTGATTAATGAACGTAAACCCCGCTTATAACAACTTTACTGCTGGAGAGCTGAGTCCTAAGATGAATGGGCGCAGTGATACACAGCAATATTTTAACGGTGCAAAGCGCATTGAGAACTTTATTATTGAGACTCAAGGCGGCTTAACATACCGCAATGGCTTTGAGTATATATCAGGGACAAAGGATAATAAACCAGCGTTTATATGGCGGTTTGAGTTTAGTGATGAGATTGCCTATATCTTAGAGTTTACAGAATTTAATGTCCGCATATATCGAGATAAGGCTGTGGTTGTAGACGGGTCGGCGAATCCTATTGATGTTGTTACTGAATATGCCTTTGAGGATTTATTTCAACTTAAGTTTACGCAAGACGGTAAAAACCTTTATATTGCGCATAATAATTATAAACCGCGTAAACTTGTAAGAGAAGATGCTGTTACGTGGTCGCTTGATCTGTTCGAGCCTACAGGCTTTACACCTTCCTTTGCAGATCGCACGATTACAGCTATTACACAGGCTAATCCAGCCGTTGTAACTTATGTCGGCGATGACTCTTTCTTTGATGGCCAAGTGTTAAAGATTGATGATGTTGTAGGCATGGTTGAGCTTAACGGCGATACATACGAGATTCAAAACTTAAATGATGTGGCTAAGACTTTTGAGCTAAAGGATGTTGATAGCTCGGCATTTAACGCTTATGTGAGCGATGGGACTATCATTCCTCTTAATGAATACCCTGCCGCGTGCGGATTTTATGAGCAACGCCTTATTTTTGGTGGTTCTAATTCTAATGTAGAGACATTGTGGTTTAGTAAATCTGGCGTATTGGATGACTTTACGGTTGGAGTAGAGGCTGATGACGGGTTGAAATATACAGTTATTGCCGGCGAAACAACAAATAAGGTTGAGTGGATTAAAGGTACTGAGGGCTTTTTAGCCATTGGCGGCTTTGGTGATTTGCTTAAAGCTACGGGCGGTCAAGGTGAAGAAGCTATTACGCCAACGACAATATCAATTAAGCCTACAAATACATATGGTAGCGCCGATATTAACCCGATTGGTAAGAAACAAACTGTTATGTTTACCCAGCGTAACCAGCTTACGGTTCACAGCCTTGAGCTTGAAGATATAACTGGTGTTTACAAGCCAGTAGATCGAAACATATTTGCAGACCACATTACAAAGGGTGGGATAACGCAAATGGCTTATCAAACGGGTCGTCCTGATGTTTTGTGGGCTACGCGCTCAGATGGTGTTTTATTGGGTTTGACTATTGCTATTGAACAGCAGGTAAGCGGGTGGCATAGGCACTCGACAAATGGCGAGTTTGTTAGTGTGGCCACAACTCCAAGAGATAAGGAGTTTGATTTGCTTTGGGCTTGCGTGAAGCGCACCGTTAATGGCGTTGATACTTACAGTATCGAGGTTATGAGTGATAACCCTGTATACCCTGATAGAGAAGATTTTATTACAGGTCGGGAAAAGTCTGATGAGGCGGGGGATAGCGAAACATTCCAGAGCGCCATGTATGAAGCACAGAAAAAATATATTCATTTGGATGGTTCAGCCACGTTTGATGGTTCTATCCGCACAGAAGATGCCAGCGCCACTTTAACCGTTTCTGCCGTAACGGGCGCTGGTATCACCTTAACAGCCTCTAACCCTGTATTTACGTCCAGCGATGTTGGAAATCAGGTTTGGGTTAAGTCTGTTGATGGTACACGGCGAGGGCGTGCAGAAATTACTGCATATACGAATAACTCGAATGTAACAGCAGATGTTCTTGTAGATTTTGATAGTACAGATGTGTACCAAGAGTGGTATATTACAGCATCAGAAATTACTGGACTTGATCATTTAGAGGGCGAGACTGTAAGCATTGTTGTCGATGGCTCAATTCATGTTGACAGGGTTGTTTCTTCTGGGGCTGTGATTCTTGATGGAGAAGCTAGTGTCGCTCATATTGGGTTTGGTTATGAGGGGACAATGGAAACAATGAACCTTGATGGCGGAAGCCGAACGGGGACTTCACAAACTAAAAAGATGAGTGTTGCTAAGGTTGGGGTAAGGTTTCTTAATTCATCTGGTTTTAGCTTTGGCACAAGTTATTATAATTTAGAGGATAGACAGCTTCGCCGCGCTAGTGATTTGCTTGACAACCCTCCACCATTATTTACGGGCGATGAAATACTGAGATTTAGAGATGGACACAGCACAGAAAATGCTGGTTGGAGTAGACAAAAACGTGTTATTATCAAGCAGGTACTGGCGTTGCCTGTTTCATTACAGTTATTGACGCCATATTTTGTAGTAAGTGACGTGGATTAAATCATGGGTAAATCATTAGTAGCATTGGCGGCGATTGGAACAGCGGTAAGCGCGGGGGCTTCTGTGATTGGCGGTATTCAGCAAAAGAACGCGGCCGATGATCAGGCGGCGGCGGCTCAAAAGGAATCTGAGCTTCGAGCTAGGGCTGAGGCTAGAGAAAACATTGCTTTAGAGTCAAGGCAAAGAGTAGCGTTTTTAAATAGTGGTGTTTCTCTTGAAGGTTCACCATTATTGGTTCTTGAGGAATCCCGCCGCAGGGGCAGTGAAAATGTAGGTTCTATACTGCAAAGCGGCCAAACCCAAGCTAGTAGTTTGCGCGCAAGCGGTAGAAGCGCATTGATTGGTGGTATTGGTAAGGCGGCTCAGACAGGGTTTAGCGCTTTCGGAGAAAAATAAAATGGCAAGAGTACCAAGATTAACCAAGACGATTATTCCTCAGTTGGTGGATGGCTCTGCTATTCAGAATGCTGGCGCTGTGACACGAGCTGTCGGCGGGCCAGCTGATCAGGCGCATACCTTTGCAGTAAAGGCTCAGGAAACGGAAAATAAGGCTTGGGTATCAGAACAGCTTTTAAATTCTAAGAAGCATAAAATTGAACAAGAGTCTGTAATGCGTCAAGAGCGCATGAGTAATCCAGACGGGTTCGGCAAGTCTATTCACTCTAGCTTTGAAACATATGATGAAGAAATAGCAAAAAACGCCCCTACAGAAGCGGCAAGAAATCTTTACAGGGAGCAAACACGCGAGCAAAACCTAGGATATTTACAATCTGGCAAGAATTGGGAAAACTCACAGCGCGTTAATAATTTTGACAGCCAAATTAAATTGGGCAGTAAAAAGGTTAATGAGCTTAATTATATGAACGGTTTTTTGGGTAAATCTCCAGATTTGGAAGATGCTAAGAATTTACTTGCAACGGGCAGTGGTCTTTACTCAGAGGATCAGCTTGCGCTTCTTGAGGCTGGTTTGCTTGAGCAGGCTGAGCTTGGTTACTTGGATGGTGTTTCAGAAGCAAGGCCAAGTGAGGCTCTTGAAATGTTGTCAAGCCCAAAATACACGGGCGGCGCTAGCTTTGAAGATGCCATGTATTTGGTTGAGAAAAACGAAGGCGGCTTTGTAGCAAGTGACGGTGCAAGCGGTGCGCCAGCCATTTATGGTATTAACCGCAAATGGCACGAGGAAGCGTTTGACGAGGCCCAGCGGATTACGGAATCTCAGGGCGAGGATGCTGGAAAGGCTTACGCAAAGCAATTCTACAAGCGTGAGTTTTGGGATAAATTTGACGTAGCCGCTCTTGAGGGCACACCACAGGCTAATGTTGTTCTTGATGGTGTTATTAATCATCGCACATCATTTGCAAAGAAATTAGTTTCAGAAGCTAAGAAGGGCGCAAAGCCGCAAGAGTTGATTGAAATGCGCCGAGATGAGTACGAAAGGCTAGCCCAAAGCCCTAAACATCAACCTAGCTTTGAGGGTTGGATGAATAGGCTTGACCGCATTGAAGATGCAGTTGCTGGAACGTCTATTGGCTCTGATAGGGCCACGGCATATCGAGATGCGCTAAAGGTTAAAGTTAAAAAGATTGATGAAAAAAGAAAGATTGAGCAGGAAGAAATTGACTTGTTGCAGGGCGCTCAAACTGGCTTTAATTATATTGACCCATCAAATTCTACGCATAAAAAGATTGTTGATAAGCATTACCAAAAGTTTAATGATGGTGAGTTAAATAATAGCGTTGCAAATATGGATCAAAACAGCGCGGCTGTTGCTCTTGAGTTTTCTAGAACATATAAGGTTGTGCCAGAAAGTTTACAAACAACGTTAAAGGGCATGATGGTAAGCGGCGGTAACGAGCAGAAAGCGTTTGCATATGACTTTGTAAATCAAGCGAATGTGTCTCAAATTTCAGGTTTTAGTGATAAGGAAATGCAGGACGCGTTGACATATCAAAGTTTCTTATCGGCTGGTTTTAGTGCTGATGCGTCTATACAGCGTGTTAGTGAGATTAGCAACCCAGAGTTTAAAAAGCAACGTGAGGTTAATAAGCAAGCATTAAAAGACGTTGACTATAATTATAAGCAAAATTTAGAGCAATCATTTGATGGTTGGCTGAGGTCACAGCCAGAAGCACAGGCATCGGTTCTTTATGATTTCCAAAAGGCATTTGACGCTGAGTTTATCAGGACTGGCAATAAAGATGTAGCAGAAGAAAGCGCGTTGAATGCTATTAAAAATGTAGCTGGCTTTAGTGAGATAACAAAGAACAATGTTGTTATGCAGTACCCGCCAGAGCGTTATGGACATCCATCTTTAAGCGAAAAGCAAAATAGAAAATGGATGCAAAAAGAGCTTAAAACATATTTTAAATCTCGCGGTATGGATGATGACCTTTCATTATATGATCTTTTTCCGATTGCTGAAAGCGCTGATTTAGTTCGTCAAGGCGCATCACCTGCATATTATCTTATTAAGGGCGATGGCTCTGATTATGTTCGTGATGATGAAAATAAGCCTCTTGTATTTATGTTTGATAATGAGGTGGCGGCAAGCGAGATTGCTAAAGATAAAAAAAGAAGCAGTGATTTAATCGACAGAAAGTTTGAGCGCAACAAGATAAATAGAAAAGTTCAGGGTGATGACAGCGCCTTAGCTGTTACAAAGTTTATTCAATCATTGGGGACAGGTGTTGTTAATTTGGGCGATGAGTTAGCAACAACGGCGAAGGGCATTGTAGATTGATTACATATACAAAAGATGAGGTGTCTCAAACATTTGTTCGTAGAGATAATGAGCAAATTAGCGAAGCGGAAAACGCACCCAAAAGTGGAGGCTTAAAGACGTTTGGCGCGGCTTCTGCTTTGTTTAACCCTGTAACTAGCGCGGTTGTGTCAGATAGCACGCTTAGCGTCTTCGATAAAACTGACCCTAATTATAATCCAGAAGATGAAATTACGGAGCAATACGCTCCGTATAAAGATGTTCTTGTAAAGGCTAAAGACTCCTTACATATGGAGCGCCTAAAAAGCGATATTCGCCGTAAGGAAAAGTACGAAAACGTGATGGCTAATTCTGGTGGCAAGGGAATTGCCATTGGTCTTGCGGCGGGTGTTTTAGACCCTATTGGTTTGATTCCTGTTCTTGGGCAGGTTAAGCGCGGCGCAACTGCTGTGAAATCAGGTAAAATTGCGCGCGCTGGGCAAGTGGCTAAATCAGGGGCTACTGTGGGGGCTACTGGTGCTGTTAGTGCGGCGGCTAGTGAAATAGCTTTACAGGCCACACAGCCAGCTTTAAGTGGCACAGAAAGTGCATTTGGTGTCGCCGCTGGCGCTGTGCTTGGCGGAATACTTGGCTCGTCTGTTAAATCTTTAGATATTAAAAGATTTGATAATATGGCAAAAAATGTCGAAAATGATTTTAGGGCTATGTCTAATCCTCCTGCGCGTGCGGCTGATTTAGATGCAAAAAACCAAGTTAATGCAATTAATTCAAGTGTTGGCGCAAAGCAGGCCGATGAAATTTTTACAAGTAAAGATTTGCAAGTTGTTGCTAATGCTGGGGTTTCTAAAGCAACTGCGTTTATGTCTCCGATTCGTAGAATATTGCACCGCGAAAGTGATGTTGCTAAACAGGTTGTTTTAAAAGCGTTTGAAACACCAGTAAAGGTTAATGCTGTCTACAATGGAAAGGCTATGCCTGTTTCTGCTGAAACTTTTAATAAGCAGTACGATGTTCTTGAGGCTAGAAGCGTTGAGGTTATTAAGAATGGTTATAAGCCAGTTAAAGAAAAACTTGGAATAAAGCCCTTAGAATACAGGGAGAGAGTTGCTAAGGCATTGCGCCGCAATGACACTGATGAGTTTGGTGATGAAAATATTTCAAATGTTGCGAAGCAATTGCGTAAAGAGCTTTTCGACCCATTAAAAAAAGAAGCGATTAATGTTGGCTTATTGCCAGAAGATATTGAGGCAAAGTTTGCCGATAGTTATCTTTATCGCGTACCAAGTAAAAAGAAAATTGAGGAAAACGTAAACGGATTTATAGAGAAGATAATGCCGTGGGCTGAGCGCAAGACTCGCCAGATTATTGATTCTGTATCCTCTGCGTATAACAGAAAGATTACAGCTCTTGATGGCCAAAATTCTAGGTTAGAGGATCAAGCGGGTAAATTAAATGATAGGCTTTATAAGATTGAGTCAGGCGTTACAGAAAAGTTTGATTATCGTAACTTATCAACGGTTCAAGATGATTACTTGGAAAAGCTAAAAAGAGATATTGGCCTACAAGAGATTGGTTCTTATTTGGCACGTTACGAATTAGAAGATGTTGCACAAATGGTCAATGGTGCGATGCAAAAGAGACCATCAATGCCTAGCGGAATTGCAAGTGAAATTGTTAAACGCGGCGGAATAAGTGGCGAGCGTGGCGATTTAAAGGCGATGGGGATTACAAACAGGTCGAGAGTCGGTTTGTTTAACAAAAATGGTAAAAGTCTTGATGTTATAGCGCGAGAGCTTGTTGATGAGGGTTTTACAGATTTAGATATTGATGATCTTGATGTAGTTCGTGACGCAATCCGCGAAGATATTTTTGGTAGTGGTTATTACCGCGCCTCTGATTCTTCTCTTGTTGCGGAAGCCGATATGATAGACGCGGGAATAGAGGATTCTTTGCGAGCGCTTGAACGGGCTGGTGTTAAAGATTATAAATCTTTTTACAAGAATATTTATGAAGACATAAAATTGTCTAAGCGCGACTTGCGAAAGGCGAGTAAAGATGAGCGCATTAGAATTAAGGCCGCAAGGCAGGGCGCTAGAGAGGCTCAAAAGGCAACAAAGCCTATTCGTGAAGAATTAGCGCGTTTGCGTAATGCAGAGAAAGCGCGCATTAGTCGCGAGCTTAAAAAGATTGATGCAAAGAAAAAGTCTAATATTCAAAAAATGGGTAGCATTGAGGCCGACAAGAGAATGGAGCTGGACAGATTTAACGATGCTTATGGAGAGGCTGATATTGAGCAATATGCGCGCCAAGTTGCAGAGGAAATGAAATCAAAGATTCTTGATCCAAATCTTGACCAGTCAATACTGTCAGAAATTGTACCAGAAAAGCGCGGCCCATTGCGCGGGAAAACTTGGGACATAGAAGATTTAGAAATTGAGGAATTTCTTGAAAACGACATTAACGTAGTGGCTAATGCTTACCGTCACCAGATGGGGACGCAAATTGAATTGCACCGAGCCTTTGGCAATACTGATTTAAAAGAACAGTTAGGTGAAATTGCGGCTGATTATGAGGCTAAAATTAAAAATGCCAAACCAAAAGAGGCAAAGAAATTACAAAAAGAAATGAAGAAAACAATACGTGACATTGAGGGTATGCGAGATGTTATGTATGGCGTTTACGACAAGAGTGACCCTGACAGCGCCTTTAGGGTTTCGTCTACTGTTTTGCGCGATGTTCAGTTTTTGGCAAAAATGGGTATGGTTTCTGTAGCGTCTGTTCCTGATGTTGCCCGTCACGTAATGGTCAATGGGATGGATAACCTTACAGATGCCCTTCCCATGAAGCAAGTTGGGAATCTTCTTAAAAAAGCTAATGTTGAAGAATTAAAAGAGGCTGGGTTTTTGTTGGAGGTTGTTTTAAATAACCGCTTGCAAACATTTTCTGATATTTCTAATCCTGTCGCACGGGGTAATTCTGTAACAAGGTTTACGGGTAAGTCATCGCAATTATTTTCTAATTACACTTTAATTAATCATTGGAATGACATTCAAAAGTCAACGTCTGCAATGCGTACTCAAATGCGTTTACTTAAAAACATTAACTCGACTGATAAGGGTGAAATTGCATTTATGCGTGAATTTGGAATTGACAAGTTTACACAGCGCACAATTTCAGAACAATTAGCCAAGCATGGTGATGTAGAAGAAAACTTATCAGGGATAACTAAATGGGATGTAGAAAAGCCCGCCGTAAATATTGCGGCACGCAAATACAAGGCGGCGCTACGCAAAGCCTCTGATATTTCTATTGTAACAAGAAGCGTTGGAGACACACCTTTATACGCAAACACTGCGCTAGGTTCTCTTTTATTTCAGTTTAAATCATTTATTATGGCTTCTCACAACCGCGTTTTAATTCGCTCATTACAAGCTAGGGGCGGCAAAGAAGTTGCTGGCGTTGCCTTAGGTTCTTTGTATATGGTTTCGTTAGGGATGGCTGTTGCGGCTGTAAGGAGCGAGTTGTATATGAGAAGCGTAGAGGCTAGGGGGAGAAAAACAAGTTTTGATCCGTCTAAGTGGAATAAGAGAAAGTGGATTTTAGAGGGGGTAGATCGTAGCGGATTGGTCGCAATGATGCTTGAGCCTTTAAATATACTTGATAAAGCAACTGGAATAGGCCCGAGCCTTTTAACTGGGCAAGGGCAATCAAGCAGATTTGCAAGCCGTAATGCTCTTGGCTCTTTAATGGGCCCGAGCGCTGGAACAATTCAAGATTTGTTTCAAGTTAGCAGGATGACGGCAAGCCCGTTAACTGGTTCTGATGTATCTGAGAGTGATATTTACGCACTTCGAAGGAATATACCGTTTCAGAACGCGGCTATTTTTCAGCAGGTCTTTGATCTTTTGGAGGGAAAAGCAAATGAATCGATTGCAAAGAAGTAACAATAATGTAATAATGAATGCGGCAGAAACACTTGAAAGTGTTTTAATATGACGACAAGTACGACAAGCAATAAAGAGCGGTTTAATGGAAACGGCGTAACCGTTGATTTTCCAGCGGATATCAAAATATTTAGTGAGGACGATATAGATGTTCAGATTGTTGATTCTTCTAGCAATGCTGTAATTAATACTCTTGTTTTAAATGACGCTGGCTCTCTTGGGTTTTCAGTTAATTTTAATACTGAGGCTGAGACATTAACTGTAACAACCGTTACCGCACCTGCTTCTGGTGAAGATTTGTTTATTTTGCGGTCTTTGCCCATTACTCAAACTAGTGATTTTCCCACCGCGTCTAAGTTGTCTGCCTCAAGTATTGAGGACGCGTTAGATAAAAACACTTTGGTTATTCAAGACCAGCAAGAGGTTTTAGACCGAGCTTTAACCTTTTTGCCTACAGCTACGGCTACAAGCGGGAATATATTGGGCGCTGAGGATGGCAAGCTTTTGCGCTGGAATGCCGATGGAGACATTGATAATGTTCTTGTCGCAGACCTAACTGGTCAAACTTTTGACACAACCTTTACATCTTTACAAGATAACGATTTTTTAGTCTACAAGTCTGCGAGTCAATCGTTTGAGAATGGCTCTATTTCTACTTTTGGCGTGTTTGTTAAAAACGAGAATGAGACGGTTTCTGGGAATAACACATTTACGGGTACTAATGATTTTTCTGGGGATGTATCGTTTTCTGCTAGGCATGATGTGGATGTCCCTAGCGCAACATTTTTTGATGCTACAGCATCTGATGGCCAGCTAAATGATGGTGCAACTGTTTATGTGACGAACAGAACAAATTCAAACGCAAACTTTTCTCAGTTGGCTTTTGGCCTTAGGTCGGATGGTTATAAATGCAGGATAGCCGCAACGGGCGGCACAACTCCCCGCATGTCTTTTGTCTTTGGAGTTAATGAGCGATTTAATTTTACAAACACGGGTAATTTAGAAGCGGATGGGACTGTTACCGCATCTAACATTAATAATGTTGTTTATGCTCAAACAAACGCAAGAACTACGTCTACTGCGGTTATACCATTTGATGACACTGTTCCTCAATCTACAGAAGGTGAGGAATTTCTCACAGCGTCAATTACCCCTTCGAGCGCAACAGCTAAAATACTGGTTAGGATAACTCACTCATCCTCTGCTAATGGCCTTCGCATTATAACAACCGCTTTATTTAGAGACAGTTTGTCAGATGCTATTACGGCTAAATCTGAATCTGCCACGGGTAACGGAACTCTTTCAAATAATGTTATAGAGTTTTTGGACTCCCCTGCCACAACATCTGAGGTTGATTATAGCGTTAGGGTGGGCGTAAACTCTGGCACTCTTTATTTTAATGGTAGCTCTGTAGATTATTTAGGCGGCACTGCTGTTGCAACATTAACATTAACGGAGATTTAACTTATGGCTATTATAGAAAAAACAAATTTAGCTAGTCTGGAATCGCCAAATAGTTTTTCTGGCACAAATGACTTTACTGCTATTACATTAAATGGTGGCAATGCTATGGAGTTTTTCTCTATAAATACGCTTATATTTAACGGGGGGACTATACCCGCAAACTCTCAAGTTAGCACTACACTTGCTGTTACGGGGGTTACAGATATTGGTATGGTTGCAATGGTTAATTGTAATGCGCCGATTGATCAGTTGGTTTACACTGCTACTGTTGACCCTAGTGGAACTGTGAATTTGCACATAACGAATCCAACAACTACTGCGCGTGCGTCAGGTAATCGGACGTATACTCTTATTGTAATAGGGGCTTAAATTATGAGCATTATTGGCTCTGGCGTAAAAACTGGCGATGTTTCTGATATTATAAGCTCGACGTCTGGTTGGGCTACGTATACGGATACGCAATATACTCTTGCGTCTCCTTTAACTGTTGCCGCAAATACTGTGACAAAGCTACCTAATAACGGTCTTTCTAAAATTGAGTCTCAGATGCCAAGCGATGTGACAGCATTTTACGACGCATCAACGCAAAAGATATTGGGGCGTAATGGTGATGGCCTTGGATTAAGTATTTTCTTTATTGCAGTTCCTAGCGCCGCAAATCAATCTATTGATGCTTATATCGATATTACAGGTGGAACAGGAACGCCTGCTTTTTTATCTGAGCTATACAAGCAAACATTTCCTTTCCCAAAGGGCGCGGGGGTTGGTCGTGGTATTTTATTTGATGTTACGGCGGCTTATACATTGATACGTGGGAAGCTAATGGTGGTGATTTTTATGTCGAGTCATCTTCATCATTTGATGTTTATGGCATTATTTTTAACTTTGTTAGAACACATAAGGCAGGTTAATGATTAAGTTTTATAATGACAGCACTGGTCAATTTGTAATCAGCGAGGGTTTAAATCTCGAGGTTTACCACAAAGAAGATTTACTCGCCTCTGTTGTTGATGGTGATATTAATATAACGCGTCCTAATGAGGGTGGGTCTGAGCTGGCTATTAATCGCCCATTTGCCATGTTTGAGGATAAGGATGGAAATTCTATGGGCGCTACGGCGCAAGAGGTTGTTGATGCTCTTAATGTTGTTTTCTCGGGACAGCCTCTTGAAAATATGAGTGGCGCTGATGGACAAGATGGTGAGCAAGGAATTCAGGGTATTCAAGGAGAAAAAGGCGACAAGGGTGATAGGGGAGATAAGGGCGACACTGGAGACGCGGGGGCTGATGGCCAAGATGGGCAAGACGGCTCTAGTAACATTATTTTTTCCCTTGGTAGTAGGTTCTTACTAGACCCTAACGAGTTTGCGGGCTGGAGTGTTGACGGAATCTATGACCAGACGCACACATCTGACTTAGGGAATGTTGGGGCAACCGCGACAAGAACGGCAGGGGGATTATCCTTCCCGTTTGATGTGCGCGTTAAAAGAATATTTGCATGGCACTACAATAGCAACGCTCTAGCATTGGGTTGGGGTTGGAGGCTCGCTTACCAAACCAAAACTGGTGGTTCTAATTCTGTGACAACAACCGATATATTGCGTGAATGTGTGGGCGTTGGCGCGGTAGCTGTTCCCCCTAGAAATTACTTAAACACAACGAATCAAAATACGGATATTGACCTGTCTGGCTCAATAGTAATCCCCGCTGGTTCAGTCATTATATTTGGTGTTGAAGCGCCTACGGCCATAGCAACGAATTACTATGTTTTTGTTCAGTCTGGTTATTTAGAAATAGAAAGAGTATAATAAGTTATGAACAACACTACAGATTACATCGCTACATCTTCAATTTTCCATCCTACTTTATTGCTTTTTTCAGAGTTTCTCACAATTGCAATTGGCCTATGGGTTTTATATGAGGTTATTAAGTTGTGCTTATTCTTTGCAAAGCACTTTAAGGACAGTTTTTTATCTCGCCTTCTAACATGGACTTTTGTGGCTAAAGGGCTTACTGTTGTTGTTATTATATTAATGGGATACTTTCTTTTTCTAAATAAAGCCGAGGGTGTAAAAGCCCTTGTAATAATTCGCCCTCTAATTGAAATCTTTGGCGCAATCGCTTTTCGTAGATTAAGAAAGTATTATGAAAGAGCAATCTAATGGAGGCGCTATTAAGGGCATTACCCGCGCTTGTCGAGCTTGGCGTTCCTGCTGTTGCGTTGATAGCTATGATATTCCTTGTGGTTTTCTTTGTAAGGCATTTAGAAAAAAAGGACGAGCAAGCAAGGGGGCTCATAGATGACTTTCGCGGTGATATTAAAGAAATGTCTAGTAAGCGTTCAGAGGATTCAGACAAACAAGCTCGCGCTCTTGATGAGTTGCGCGCTGTTATTCGGGATCGCAAGCTGTAGTAGTGGAGAAGGTGTTAAGCAAACTGTTAGCGTAGGTTACGAAATAGAATTTTAACCAAAGGAAATATTATGCAGACCCCATATGAGGACGCACTCAAAGACTTAGGCTCTACACGAAGGGCGGCTAAGTCGCTTGGATTGCCTCATATGACTTATTACGATAGGTTAAAGGCCGAAAGAAAGGCCGTAAAAGCTGATAAACTTGGTTTACGCTTTACCGATGTTGAGGAAGTTATTCCGCATAATTTAGCGGTTAAAGGTACAACGACTTTATATGACCAAGACGGGAACAAAAAGCTAACATGGGTAAAGACTGATAAAGAAAAATCAGACCAATTATCCGCCATTCTTTCCTTTGCTGAGGGTTTAAAGATAAAACCTGCCAAGCCTGTTAAGCGTAAAACAGATGTTCTTGATGACCTAATGGCCTGCTACGTTATAACCGATTACCATATAGGGCAATATTCATGCCCAAAGGAAACAGGAAACGAATGGGATTTAAAGCTTGCTGAGAAGCTTTTGATTGATTGGTTTACACAGGCTATAGAAAGCGCCCCAAACGCGCACACAGCTATATTTGCCCAATTGGGAGACCTTTTACACTTTGACGGCCTAACACCTGCGACAAATGCAAGCGGACACGTTCTTGATGCGTCTGGTAGATTTGGTGATTTGTGCGAAGTGGTTGGGCGCGTGCTTCGATATATTGTAAGCTTATTATTGCAAAAACACGAGCATGTGCATTTAATCATGGCTCAGGGTAACCATGACGAGCACTCCGCCATATGGATATCGACGCTGTTTCAGGCGCTATATGAGAATGAGCCACGCGTAACCGTTGACACGTCACACAGCCCTTATTATTGCTATGAGCATGGCAACACGTCATTGTTTTTTCACCACGGTCACAAGGTTAGAATAGCCGAAATGTCACGAACATTCGCTGGTATGTATAGGGAAGTGTTTGGGCGCACAAAGTTTTCTTATGCCCACACTGGTCACTATCACCATGTAGAGCAGAAAGAAGATAGCTTAATGATTATGGAGAGACATCCGACATTAGCGGCTAAAGATGCGTATTCTGCGCGTGGTGGTTATAATTCACAGCGCGGTGCAAATGTGATAACCTATTCTAAGAGGTTTGGCGAAATATCTCGCGTAACAATTAGACCAGAGATGGTGCAATGACAAGAGGATTAAAATCATCAGAGTTTATAATTGCATTAATATGCACGATGATTGGCGCTATCATGGCGTTCTTTGGCGCGGGGGAATACATTGCGGAAACGGTCGCGGTTGGCGGCGTGTATGTTGGTGGCAGGTCTGCCGTAAAAAGCTTTAAAGGTGAGGGTGAATGAGAGACATAAATAGAATCATAATCCACTGTAGCGCAACGCCTCCTGATATGGATATTGGGGCTCAGACTATTAAGAAATGGCACTTGCAGCGCGGTTGGCGTGACATTGGCTATCACATTGTTATATTGCGTAACGGCGATGTGCAGTTAGGTAGACCAATAAGAGAGGCTGGGGCGCATACGCGCGGTTACAATAGCGATAGTGTCGGTGTGTGTTTGGTCGGTGGTATTGATAAGCGTGGTAACGCGCAGTTCAACTTTACCCGCGCCCAAATGAAAACGCTACATAAACAGATATGTGAGTTAAAAAAGGATTACGATATAAAAGACGTGGCGGGTCACAACGAATTTTCCGCGAAAGCTTGCCCGTCATTTGATGTAAAGGCGTGGTGGTATGATTAAACTACTACTTAAAAACCCCTATGTTATCCTAGCGCTTGTTTTAAGCGCCTTGGGTGCGTTTGGTGGTTACAGCTACTTCATGTATAATAAAGGCGTTAAAAGCGAACGTGCGGCGTGTAATGCCGATAAGAAGGACACTATTGATGAAAGCATACAAACAAGATTTAAGCAGGATGAGGTTATTACTCCTGATACTGCCACTTATGTTAACAGCCTGCGGAGGAACACGTTTTGACACTAGCGAATCCACGAGACTTATACTGCCGCCTATCATTCAATACGAACGCGGGTTACTCAATCAGGCCGCAGACGAAGCCGAGTCAAACTCTTGCCCCGCGCACATCGTTCTCGGAAAAGATTATAAAGTTACAAGAGACAAGCTACGGATTGCACAAGCGTCCTTAAATGAATAATCTTGTACAAGTTATGTGTTTCGCACTCGCAATCTATTTGGTCATTATGCTTATTGCGTAAACAAACCCAGCCTGCTATAAGACTATTCTTCTGGCGGGTTGGGTAATTGCTCTACGGCGTAACGGATTACATCTGATGCGTTCACACAGCCATCTGACGCTTCTACAATGAGCGCAATTTTCTGTTCTAGTTCTTTTCCTAAACGAACCCCTGTTGTTTTCATAGGTTCACTTTTAATGTTCTTAATTTCATCAATCATATTTGTATTCCTTATTTTGTTTTACTGTATAGTATTTCGTTATGTTTGTCAATACGTTTTGCATATCTAAAACGGTATGTCGTCATCGAACCACGGGTCAACCGCCTCTGGTTCTTTTGCCCCGAAGTCGTAATCCATAACTTCGTGATACTTACCTTTGCGTCTAATTTTAATTCGAGTCGGCGTTGGGTAATCTATTTTTACGGCCTCATCAACTGACCTTGGTACATCCATTTCTGGCAACCGTTTATTGTGCCATGCTTGAGCCATTTCCCAAGCAAAGCGTTTGTTGTTTCCTTCTTCGTAGTTATGATGCTCAAAGCAAACCCATTCTCGAATAGCTTGACTCATAGTTGCATACGTAACCTTCATGGACGGGTGTCCACCAATTTTGTTGTGCTTGTCCGTCCAACACTCAAGAACATTTACCCATTCTGGTTGCTCGTCACTGCTCATGATAGCCTTGTTAGCGGCTTCTTTCTGTAAGTCAATAAAGCAATACCCGCAGTTATAACAGTATCTCTGCGCCCCCGCACACTCAGTACCGCATGACGGGCATATCTTCGTCACGGCTTCGTCGCCCTCAACTGGCTCAACTTCGCCTTGATATTTCTTTTCAATAGACACTTGGTCAATTGCCCCTAGCGTTGCAACGACATTACCGAAATCTAAGACCATGCAATCAGGCTTGATGCTTGCGGCGATAGCGGCAAGCCTTCCCTCTTTCGTTGACAGGTCATATCCATCTTGATATACTGGGCGAACGCCTCGGCCTACGGTCTGGATATACAGAACGGGTGATTTTGTCGGACGCATAAATACTAGCATATCAATATCAGGCACGTTGAACCCTGTGGTCAACACTGCGACATTAACAAGACAACGGATTTCCCCGCGTTTGTATGCGGCAATTATTGCCGATCTCTCGCTTTTAGGTGTATCCCCTGTGATATACTCGGCAACGATTCCCGCTGATTTAAGCTCTGCTGTAACGTCCTCTGCGTGCTGTACTCCTGCTGTAAAGACAAGCCACTTCTTTCTGTTCTTACCCAGCTTAATCATTTCCTTGACGCAATCGTCATTAAGCTCTGCCGTATTTACGGTGCGCTCAAGCTCTCCTGCTACGTAGTCACCGCCGCGAACCTTAACGCCGCTTACGTCCATCTTTGTGGCAATCTTTGGGCATACAGGTCTAGCCCAATAGCCTTCATCAATCATAAAGTCCATACCAATTTCATATGCGACCTCGTCGAATAGTTTGTTTTCGCCCTCGTCCAAGCGCCCTGTGTCTGCTCTAAACGGCGTGCCAGTGAAGCCAATGACGCGGCAATTAGGATTAAGGGCTAGAGCGCCATCAATAAACTTTCGGTATTGCGTCTTTGATTTATGGCTAATTAAGTGTGCCTCATCAATGATGATAATTTCTGGTACGCGGTTAATATTTCCTAGCTTGCTATTAATGCTTTGCACGCTTGCGAATGTCACATCATTGTGTAATCGCTTCTGGTTTAGGCCAGCACAATAAAACCCCATATCCACATCTTTGTATTGCTCCATTAGTTCAGCCGCGTTTTGGCTTAAAAGCTCTTTGACGTGTGTTAGCATAATGATGCGTGTGCGCGGATACAGGTCGTGTAGCTTCTTAATAAACTCAGCAATCATAAGGGACTTACCAGCACCTACTGGCGCAACGACAAGGGGGTGACCTTTTTTCTCGAATAGGTATTTAAACAGAGACTTTTCAGCCGCCGCTTGATACGGTCTTAATGTTTTCATTATTCTGCCTCGTCGTAGCTATCCATGAAACTTTTATTGTCAAGCACATAAATTTTCCCGTGGTCTGCGCGACATATCCAATCTTTATCCCTCGCCTTTTCAATTTGATTATCACCATATACGGTAATGTAATTGTGCTTGCGGTTTCGAGTTATCTGCATATTTCCTGCATGGAAAGCAGTAATAAACCATTCAGGTGGTACAAATAAATCTTCTTTGTTAAATTGAAAAGCATCTATTGTATGCGGCCTTGATTTATACTTCTTTGATACCGTGACATTCTGCTCTGTAGGGACACATTTTGCAGATGTAGTAGTCTTGTTCTTCTCTGATTCTTGGTGGTTCATTTTTTGCCTCTATTATTTTGTGTGCGCGTTCTATGTATTTTGAAGCAACCGCTTCATCGTATTCTGTTCTACAGCTTTCGTAATTCCTGCCTCCTGCGTATGCTAGTGTTAAATAGTGCCTATCCATCCCCTCATAGTGCATATACAACTGGGCTTGAACGTAGTAGGGGTAAGACCAATTTTTTAGAGTTTCTTTTTCCCCATGCTTTTCTTTGCATCGTTTAAATTCTTTCCACTTTTTATCACCGCTACACTTATTTTCCCATACGTGCCAAGTTTTTGGGGCTTGCAATAAACCAAGGATAAGACCGTCATAGTGACCTTTAAACTTACCGTCAAAGACTGAAAATCCAAATTGCTTGCCGCTGGTGTTGTGCGTGCGCAAGGTAATGCCCTTTACAGATTTTAATCTTTCTGCGGTTAAATCCTCAGTGCGATGCCCGTCCTCAAAATTCATAAGTGTTTGAGCTGAGAATGGCTCGCAATGAAACTTGTTATACGTATACCATATACGTCTAGCACATTCAGAACCTATAAGAGATGCGCCAAGATAATTTCTTGGTTGCTCCAGATGTTGTTTGCCCTCAATAACGCGCTTCATCGCTTCCAGAGTTGGGTCTTTTTTTTGTGGTATTTTAGTCATTATTAACCTCGTTAGAGACTTTAATAATTATTTCATGCCCCATATTTTTCACTGTATACTGAGATAAAAGAGATAAGGCTATTTTTCCAAGCTGACTTCTCAAATCTTTTTCGACTTGAGCAAGGGCTTCGCACACTGCGTTTTCAAGGGCTTTATGTATCTCAGCATCCATAGTTTCCTTTAGTGCAAGAATGATATCTGTTTGTAATTTTACTGCCATCTGTTTGTCTCCTATCCTTATTTCTAACCCCGCCGCAAGACGGGATTAGTATTAAGATTAGTTGCTCTGAAAGGGGTTGGTTGCTGGCGCCCCTGCGGTCGATTCAACCACTTGAACTTGCGCCTGAGCCTGTGGCGCTACCCCACCAGAAGGTACTGCTTTATATTGCTTAATAAAGGTTGAGTCCCATTGCGGCTTATGCGCTCCAGTTTCTTTATCCTTGCCTTTACGCGTTGCCGTTGTAAACATAACTGGCTTGTTCATAATTTCTGTTGTGTCGCTTGGCGTATTTTCCATGCCAAATGCTTTAGAAATTTGAGCAAGCGTCCCGTAAGCCGCACGCGCCCATGTAAACTGGGGGTTATCTGCCTTGATAGGGGATTCGTCAAGAATCCCTAGTCGGTGTTCAATAATAGTGTGAGCATATTCGCCCTGCGTAATAGCAACCTTTAGCAATAAGTCATCTGGTTTGTTCTCGCCGAATGGTGACTTTGACATTTCTCCGCTAACAATAACGCCAACGTAGTCTCCATCTGGAACATGAACATTGCTATTTGATGTTGTAATAACGTCCTCTACTTTGTGTACTTTAGGTAATGCAACCATTTTATTTTCTCCTTTATGGTTTAGTTTATGAAATAATTTTATTGTGAATAGCCTCAAGATCAGGCTCTTCAAATTCGTTTAATGGGTTAGGCTTTCCAAACTGTGTTCTCACGCCTACTTGATATTGTGAGCAGGGGTGACATTGAATAGCGTAGTACGTCTGTCCATCCTCGCCTTTGTGCGCCCTAGTAGCAAGCGCCGCCGAGAAGTTAAAGGGCAAGTCTGACTGCAATTTAGCCCAAGGCAATGCCGCACCAAAGATCATGCCGCCTGTAATCTCATCCTTGACCTGAGTTTGCCGACCAATGGCCACCACGTTACAGGGCAATGACTTGAAGCGCGAAATAATCTCGTGATACTTGCGCTCAAAATTAGAGTACGCCGCACGCCCGTCTTTTGTAGCGTTAAACTCGGCGTTAAAAACCTTGGTCATTAAATCGCTAATACTATCTAGGTACAACCATTTAGGTGTTACTGTCTTATCTTTGATGGCTTGCAAGACCTCGATGAAATCTTCGTATGACTGGCAAGACACTGTGTTAATGTCTGCCCCGTATAAGCTGTCAAGGTTATTTTCTGTATTTACCAGTAAAACTTCATTTGCTGGCAAGGTCGCCGCAAGCAATGTCTTACCCGTCTTTGTCGCTCCGAAGATCAGATATGATTTGTATTGCTTTGACGCGTCCATAGTGTTTGTAATTTCCATTATTTTTCCTCCAATGTAATTTCAGGCTTGCTGGCTTCTACTGTTCGTGCAGGCAAGAAAGCGTCCTGAATGTTTTCAGGGAAGCCTTTATATGCAGCCTCAGTAACAGATAACTTGTATTTAATATAAACTTCTGGGTCTTGACCACTGTCTCTAATTTGGCTTGCAATACTGCGCAATTTATCTTCGTCCCATTTAACTTTTTTAGACACAACAACCTTAGCCTTGTGCGTACCCAAATCAATGTTTACTGTTCCGCAACCGTAAGGTTTATCTTTAAGTTCGCGCAATGATTCCTTATACAATGCTTCGTCAAGTTTAATTTGTAAGGCGTTAAACTCGCCCTCCATTAGTGACAATTCCTCTTGAATTGTAGACTTTAAATCTGCAATCTTGTTAGCTATCACGCGCTTTTGGCTTATAAGCTCTGCAATTTTATCTTCCATAGTATTTCCTTTCCTATTTAATATACTCACTATATATTATGCGTTACAATTCGTCAAGCGTTTTATTCAATCTAATGAAATCTAAGTGATAATTTTTACACATGCACTCGCAAAACGTAAGCCATTCATCGCCAGTAAATTCAGCCATATTAGATTTGTTTATTGACTTGGCGTATTCAGCCCCGCACTTTCCACCGAATAGATACGCCTCCCTTTCATTATTTTCCACTTCTAGCCTCATTCCCTAATTGTAATAGTGTTCCCCTGCCGACTGGCTTATTATCTTTAAGCACTTCAAACTCGGCCACACCGTGCGGGTTATACCCTACATTTCTCCAGCTCTCGGCCTTAAAGTGATTTAAGATTTGTTTATGTATTAGCGCCAATTTTATATTCCTTTATTGCAATTTCAATCCTTGGGTTTTCTTTATCGTTGCCACCATCGAACCATCTTTCACCACAAACAATACTGCGGTTATCATCCTCAAGAACACCTTGAGAAACAATATAATCAAGCGGTAATTTTAGGTAACTCTGCCCGTCTCTAACCCTATTATCGGGAAAGAAAATTAAGTAGGTGACAGTGTATCTTTTGCCACTCGCTTTATCAAGCACTTCGCTATTCAATTTAGGACATATCTTTAGCCATTCTTTAAATCTTTTTGACTTAAATCTGCGGCCATTTCTGCCTGTGGGATAGGCCATGTTAGAACTTGGCGGGAATGGCAGGGTTAATTTAAAGCTATCCATTTTAGTGTTGGCCTCCCGCCCTTTGGTGGTTGATATTGTTCCTTAGCTACAAGCTCTGCATCGAGTAATGCCTCAAGTATTTCGTCCAAGTCTCGGCGCTTATGCTTAGAATATGGCGGTGTTTTATTCATCGCGGATCGGGTGATTCCCTTCTCGCCAATATCTCTAATGCTTGCAAGAACCTCTTTTTTATCGGCCTCATATTCTGAATGAGATAGCGTGATTTTAAGAATTGATATTGTCTTATCCATATGCCCTTTAATATAATTTGAAGCCCATATAAAATCTTCCTTTGTGACTTCCTCTGTGTGCGGGTCACGGCTCAGCGCATGAACAAGTGAAACCTTCATTGCCATTTCATTTGCTCTTACTGTTAATTCGTCCATGCCGTATTTCTCTAGCTTATTTGCTAGGTCTAAGCATTCACGTTGAAACTTCTCCTGCTCAGCGTGCGCATCAGGTGTGAAGGGGATAACAACTGGCGCGGCTGGCTCTGTTGAAATATGTGTTTTACCATAGCGTCCAACGACTTCATTTGCCCAATCAATAATAGACTGCGGCACATCCATTGGCGGCTTATGAACGCGCAACTCCCTCTTTGCATCGGAAACAGATATAATAAAGCGGTTAATGAATCCGTCCTTTACTGCGCCCATATCCAATGTTTTAAAGAGTGTTGATGGCGTTGTCATTGTAAGAAGTGTAATAGCTGGGTTTTGAATAAGCCTATCCTGCACCTCTTTCGCGTCTGCCTTTTTAAGCGTCATTGTTGAGTATGTGGGCGGCCTCATAACACCATCAGAACGTGTAATGGCCTCCATGAGCTTTGTATTAGCCTCTCTCTGGTGCTTATTCCCCCCGTCCATTGAGCGGCCAGCTTCAAGGTATCGACCAAATTCGTCAATAGATGTGCCGTGTGTTGGTTTTCTAAGTAGCTCCGAGAATACAGCACCTGCGCTTGTGTACCCGTCGCCAGCTAATCTACTTACAAGGCCGCACTCCCGTATTACCTTTTCGAATACGGTCTTGGCGTGTTCCTTTCCAGTTCCTGATTTGGCAACATTCAATAAATAAAGGTTAGGCCAGTTATTTAGATTTGTGCGATAAGACCGCGCCAAGATTAAACCAGTGATGGCAAGGCCAGCTTGGATAGCAAAGCCATGTTGCTTGTTTCCGCTTGTAGCGTTGTAGTAATCGAATATGTCCCCAAGAACCCCTGCAGGGCGCATACTTTTCGCTTCTTTATCAATCTTAACGGGCGATTTAAAGGCTTCTTTCTTTGATGGTGTAAGCAGGGATTTAACAGCCCCTAACCCCATTGAGGCTTCCATATCATTAAAGTCTGTAACGCCTATAGGAAACACGCATTCAACATTAAGCCCTGTTGCGGCCTGCTCGGCTTTAGAGCGCCCGACATTCGATTTGCTTTCCTTGTCATCATCTCCAGCGATAATAATTCTAGCGCCCTTATGCTTTGTTTTTACGAATGATGTTACCTCGTAAAGGTTGCCTGCATTGAAAGCTACATAGACGGTTGCACCCGTAGCGGCGTGAACTGTGTAGGCCGTTGAATATCCTTCTGCAATATAAATTGTGTCGGCGCTTCCCTCCATCATAAACCAGCCGCCTTTAATGCGCCCATTAGTTAAGAATCTTTTTTCGCTATTTTCACCGATGAATTGTAGCGATGTGATTTGATTGTCAACGGCTATAGGAATAATAAGCATTCCATTATTGCCGAGTTTTACACCCTGCACAGCTTTAACATTTTTCTTTGATAAGTAACCGTGATCTGTTGCGTCTGGCGCATTGCTCCATATACTATATGCTTTTTCTGCGGCTTTGCCTTGCCGTTCCTTTTCTTCCTTGTCCTGAATGGCTTTTAGGTTGTCTCGTGCAATCCTAAATGCAATACGTTCTTTGTCACCCATTTGGCTCTCTGTGCGGCTTGACCAGTGTTCCGAATAGCCTGTTACCCAATCACCAATTCCAGCTACGCCAATAATTTCACCATCTCTGGCTTCAATTTCTTCGTAACGATACCAACCTGTTTTCTTTCCACGCTTACAATCTGGGGTATCGTGCCGCCCGAATTTACCAATGACAATATTTGTCACGCCCACAAAGCCTAATGAATTAAGGTGTGAGATTAAAGCGCCGCGAGGGTCTTTGCATATTTCTTTTGGTTGTGCCTTGATGATTTCATCAATCTTGGCTTTAAAGGGTGTGAGATCTACCATTGTTTTTCTTTCTTATATTTTGTGAGGCAAGCGGGAAAGGGTGATTGCTCGCCCTCTCCCTTCGATAACCGTAACGCCTCACTTTTACAGTCACGAATCTTTATATCATACTTAATCGTTAGATTCACTTTTCCCCGCCAGCCATACTAATTTAAGGTATCGGCTAGGCACGTTGAGCGACTCAGCTTCCTGTCTTAATACAAGGTCACGCCCACGCTTTGTCCCGCATTGGTCTTGTCGTAACTCTAATCTCTTTATTTCTTCACCGTCTAGTCGCAGGCTGTAATAGCTCATTATTCAATTTCCTTATAATATTTCTCATTATTTAATCTTTATCCTTTGGAAGGGAATTTGCCCAACCGCCTAAAACCGCCATACCCCATCCTAACCACGCGGAAAGCGCAAACCCTAAAAAATACCAAACGGCGTACATTCCAAGGGCGTATATCATTAACACGACAATTAAAACAAACGGCATTATAGCTAACACTAATTTCATTTCTCAATCTCCGCCTGTAGTTGTTTAATCTTGTCTGTCACTTCAACCCCTCCACAATATCCTGTGCGTGTTTTCTTGTTGCGGCCTATGGATGTGTATGCGTTGTTTAGTGTTTCTTGCTGGTGGTCGTATAGGTTAATTGACAAAGAAGTCCCCCTGCCTTTGCGCCTCTTCTATGCGCTTGCAAGCTATGTCGAAATATTCCTCATTTAGCTCTATACCTATAAACTCACGCCCCATTTGAACGGCGGCGACTCCTGTTGAGCCACTACCCATGAAGGGGTCTAGGATTAAGCCACCGCAATCTTTGGGGAGATTGTCTATACACCACTTCATTACGCCAACTGGTTTTTGTGTTGGGTGTCCGTGTCTTTCTTCTTGGTCTTTTCTTAACATGCCATTCCACATGTGCTTTAAAAGCCTCGCGGATGTTTTCATGTTTGTCCAAGCCATTTCACAATCAGCGAAACTTGTTGTGCCATTTTCTTTGTCCCAAACCAAAAAACATCTGGTTGGTGGTAAATCAAAGTAATTACCTCCAAAGATTATTTGGTTCTTAGAGATTGACATCATCATATCAAGAGTTTGTTTGTTGCAAGGTTCAGAGTCCCAATCTGTTTCCCTATACTCTGCCTTTGACGTTACGCCGCCCTGTTTTCCTGAAACTTTAAAGGCTTGCTTATCGTATTCTATCCCATAAGGAGGATCAGTCACAACCGCGTCAACTTTATCAAGTGTCGGCATGACATCCATGCCGTCCCCCAAATAAAGCGTAGCCTTGCCTATAACTTCTTTGCGTTTGTATGTCATAGCTTTCACTCCATCTCCTCCATAATATCCCGCATAAACTTTGCGGGGTGGTTGTATTTGTGCCTCAATGCGCTCTCGTAGTTGTTTAATTTTGTCCATTGTTTAAATTCCTTCTTACGTTTTGTAGGTTAGCTAGGCACAGTGTAAATGCGGCCTGCTTTCCTAACACCCAATCTTCCATGTCTGTTTCACCTTTTGCGTTTTGGCTTCCTTGTAAAATAAGGCACTCTCTTAAATTTGACTTAATAAGCCACTCAAGGTCATCAAGGTTTTTTACTCCAGTATGGCATTCCCACTTGTACATGGGATTCTTTCCATCAAGTATAGACTGGATGTTTTCGGCTATCTTTAAAACCTCTTTACTAACTTCAATCACCTTAACCCCCCCACAAGCTCTGATGTTGCTTCACCCCTTAATTCGGCGGGGCTATCAATTGGCGATGATTTTTCGCAATCGTGGCAACGTAAAAACCATCTGTCCTCCAATGTTTCCCAATCACCGTCATTTTTGGTTTCTGTGTTTCGACTGTTGCAATGCTTACATATAAATTCATCAACCTCCTGCGCCTTCTTCAACTCCGCAATGATTGGCGCGTTGTGTTGGTGGGCTTCGAGGGCTTGGCGGATTGTTGCGTAACACATTTCCACGCTAATAAAACTAGATGGTGGGTTAAGTGGATGAAAGTTCCTCGCGGCGCGCCTTAAACCATCCAAAGCATCTATGCTGTCTTGTGTGTTATTGGTCATTTTGCTCTCCAGTCATTTGCGCTAACCGCCCTAAACTTGGCAAGCGTCCGCGTTAAGCACATACTCGCTCTTTTTGCCTGCGCTCTTTCGGGGTTAGCATACCAACTAACATCACTGGGGATTTTCTTGGCGTATCGGATAAACCTTTCGGCCTCTGCAATAGCTTCTTTTGTTATGTTGTTCATCTCAATATCTCCTTAATCTTTGTTGTTACGTTCATATTCAATTGACTTTAAATTTGATCTAGGCACATAAACCAATTTACAGGCATACACATTATTCTGTTTTTCACACGATTTTTTTTCAGCTAAAAGGTTTAAAGGTAAAAATACGCCCATAAGCATAATTGCAAATAAAAAAATCGCTAATATACCGCCACAAAATTGTTCCATCATTTCTCCTCCAATTCATCGGCTTTTGCGAGGACTTTCTTTCTTTCGTTTTCGTGCATTCTGTAATTTCTTGTCCCCTCTCTCCACGGGTTTTCTGTCAAAGCCTCCCGCATAACCGCAATAACCTCATCACGCTTTTCTATCTCTGCGTTGGTTAAGGCGGCACGGATTGTTTTAACCTCGTCTAAAAACGGCGTTAAATCAGGATTAAGGTCGTAGCATTTAAAAACCGCCTCTATCTTATCCAACGCCTCAAGCGAGGCTGTGGTTTTGGGGCTAGTCATTTTCAAACCTCACTGTTATTCCGCTTTTTAAGCGATTTTCTAACGTGCTTTTAATTGTGTTTTCAGCCCTAACTATTGCCTCATCAATCAATTTTTCATCGTAAACTTTGGCAAGCACACGTTCTTTCAAATCTCTGGCAATTTCGGAAGCGATAAGCCCACGTATTTCGCCTACGAAGTGTCCGTTACTCATTGACATTTCAACAAAACTATCCGCTTTTTTCTTTAGTTCCTGATATTTTTCTTCTAAAACACGTTCTTTAATTTGCTGTATTTCATTTTCTGTTAATTCAATGTTCATCACTCATTCCCTTTCTCTGGTTGTTGCAGATAATGCCGCTCTAAAAATTTAGCCGCTTCAATCATAAGCGCCGCGTCACTTCCAAAGGCTATCGGTTCGCACATAATTATCATGGATGATGTTATGTTTAGCCTTTTTATAAGGTCTTGAGCCAAAAAAGCGTCATCTTGCGCCTGTTGTGCGCGTTCTAGGGCTTGATATACAAGGTTATACTTTGGGTTCATGTGGTTGGCGTATTCCTCAAACCAATTCATAGCAGTATCTCCGCAAGAAACTTGCTTTAACTCTTTTAAAGCCGCCTTAAAATCATGTTGTTTTGTCATTTTCCCTGCTCCTTTAAACATTTAACAGCTGCCCGAATCATCGCAGCATAGCCACTGCCCTTGCCATATTTCTTACCAATAGCCTTAATTCCTTCGGTATGCGTACCCCAAAAGCAACCAAGCTGAACCATAAAGCACTTATCATGCCGCACGACATAGCCGTTACGCCTACATTCGCCAAGTCCAGTTATTTGTATTATACTTTTTGCGCCCCTTAGGTCTGCACCCCATAGGTCTGCTCTACTTAGGTCTGCACCCCTTAGGTATCCGCCCCCTAGGTCTGCTTCCCTTAGGTTTGCTTCCCATAGGTCTGCTTCCCTTAGGTTTGCTTCCCTTAGGTTTGCTTCCCTTAGGTCTGCTCTACTTAGGTATGCGTTCCCTAGGTCTGCGCCTGTTAGGTCTGCACCCCCTAGGTCTGAGGTCTGCTCTACTTAGGTCTGCACCCCTTAGGTATCCGCCCCCTAGGTTTGCGTTCCCTAGGTTTGCACCCCTCAGGTTTGCGTTCCCTAGGTCTGCGCCTGTTAGGTCTGCGCCTGTTAGGTCTGCCTCATTCTTAACCGCCCACTTAACAGCAAGCCCTAGCTTAGCAACTCTGCTCGCGCTATCGTCACAATCAATCTCTGCCGTAAATTGTACTTCGCCAGTGTATCTATTTAATACGTCATATTTCATTTATTTATCCTCGCAAAATTTGTCTTTACCGATAATCTCAACATCGCCGTCACAATACGCTTGCACATAATCACCGCCATTACGCTTAATGGCCTTGAGTCGTGTATGCTCGCCCGCCTCGACAAGCGCCCATCTATCACAATGTGTGACCGCACCGATATCGTGTAGTATTGGTAGCGTTGTGAAGGGGTTTAATAGAATAGGATCAACTAATGACACGCCTTCAAAACCTGCACATAATCCCTTCGCGGTCTCGCTACCGTTGATAGCCGCCCTCGCCGTGTCGCCGCTAATGGTTTTGCCTGCCGTGCCTCCGCGTGCTGTGTTAATAGCAATGTCCGCCGCATATCCTGCGTAAACGCCCGTAACAATCTTCGCAGGCACTACAGCCGCCGCACAGCCTGACAACATAAACGCCGCCGTTGATAGTAGTAATAAGTTTTTCATTTCGTTTTCTCCCTAAATAAATTCTGATTGTAAATATGGCTTTTCGAATGGCTCTTTTTCGTAAATGGCGGTGTATTCGTAATGTCTTATGACTTCGCCAGTGTCCGCATTTATCTCTTGAATCCACGCCGTCCACTCACCACTTAAATCACCATTATTTAAACATTCGGCTTCAAGGTCATTATACAAGAATTGCTCAGCCTCTTGCTTTGTTTCACATTCATAATCTGCTGATTCTTCTTGTCCGTTAAGTGAATACGTCCAATAGGTTTTATTCGTACTTGGCAGTTTGAACGCACTGGCTTTATACATAGGGACTTGCTTAACATTCTTGAATAACCCGATTAAATCTTGCATTAACTCGAATGATTCCATAAAACATGCGTCCTCATTCCTAATAATCTGAACATTACCAGTTGCGCGTTCGATTAACTCGAACCAATACCCGCCATGCCTGCGCCCCATATATTCACGGCGTAAAACATACTCATCATTCTCATTTATTACTGTCGGCATTATGTAGCCCCTTCCTTATTTAATTTAATCAACCCTACACTATACAGTCCATAGTGTCAAGCGATTTGTTTTACATTAATGCTATTGCAATGATTATAATTATAATCGCGGCAAGCCCTGCGGCGAATAATGAGGATTTAAGCCCTACATCACGTTGAACCGCTAACAAGTCGCGCTCCATTTCTACCCTTAACTTATATTTCTTATTCTTGTTCATAGTGTTCTAATGCCTCTTGTAATATCTTGCTTTCGATTTCCTCTATGGCCTTCAGATGTGCCTTGACGACCGCCTTCTTTGTGGCTCGCATCATCTTATTAGGAATATTAGCCTTATAATCGCCGAAAATATCGAATGAGAAGGACGCAAGGCCGCTTGATGATAGATAGGCCGCAATCCCTGCTTGTACCGTTGTGCGGTTCTTATATGTGGTTGCGCGAAGAATTAGCATTTCGCCATGATCAAGGTCTTTAACCTTAATATCACTTTCGGCGCTCCAACCGTTATCCTTATCTTTCGCAACTAACTCTCTCATTATTTCCATTTTAATGTGTCTCCTGCAATAAACCCTTTGATTTTAAAAATTGGTCGTATTCTTCCATGCCGCTAGGCTCGAATTTGATTTTATCCGCGTTGGGCGTTACTGGGTGACACGGTTCTTCCTCCCGCGTGCAACGGTAAATCTCGAATACGCCTTTAAATTCCTCTTGCACGCAGTATAGAATCCACTCCATGCTTTTATTCTGAATCTTATATAGGGCGCGGCAAAAGCCAGTGTCATTATATACGTGTTTCATTGTGTTGGTCATTTTATAGCCTCACTCGAATAATCATTGTCTTTGTTTAGTCCGCGATAATGCAAATCATGCGACAGATACATGAAATCAAGACCAGGGTTCGCGGATTTAAAACTGTCGTCTATTCTATAGACCCCGCGCTTATCCGTTTCCGCGCCTTCGGGGATATTGAATATATACTCGCGCCCCTCAGGTGTTACAAATTTATTTTTAATAGTCATACTGCTGTATAAATCTTGTTTAATCATTGTTCTATTCTCCTTATTCTCCCTTTAAAAAGCTAATTGCGCCGCTCATAATGCCGCCTGATATATTTTGTTCTGATGGGCTTAATTCATCCCAAATCTTGATTACTTCTCCCGCGTCATATTTGCCGCGATTAGCTACATCATACATGATGCCGCCAAAGCTATCAGCTAGCACTTGCTTATATGTCTCATTATTTTCGATTGCTTGAATAGTCATTTTGTTATTCTCCTTCTTTCTTCGGTTGTTCAATGATGATTGTTCCGAACTCATCTTTAAAGTGATCAAGGCCACTTGTTTCAATAAGCTGTCGCATAATATCTGTTGCGGTTAACATATCGCTTTTCCCTCCGCTTTTGCGATTGACTTGATAGCATTTTCCATCGCCGCATTCATGCTAGAATTACAATTACCGTCTTCTCGGTACTCCTCGAGCATCCACTTTAAAGCCTCAAGCAATTCAGGAGCGGCGGCTATCAGGCGGGCGTTTGCTTTTGACGGTGGTATAGGTTTCCCGTCTTTACAGGCGGCATAAACCGTCTTTGCTTTACCGTATGCGTGCGCCGCTATTTCTTTTGACTTTACAGTCCAAGGTGCGGGCGTGTGTTTTGATGTGTGTGCCATGATTACTCCCCCGCTACGAATAGAGCGCAATCATATTCATTCAACTGGTCGTTAATAATTTGGTCAATTTGGGTGTTTAATTCGTTATCCATGTGAGGCGTCTCCTATTTATTTAATTTAAGTTATCGTCTTTAACTGTCTATATCCTATCAAACGTAAAGCGATGTGTCAAGCGATTGAATGAAATAAATTAAATTAAATTAAATTGTTAATTTGTTAACTTTTGTAATATTATTGCGTAATACTATATTATGGTAAAAAAAGGGGAGTTTATTTAGTTTTGAAAAGGGGGTTTAAAAAACTCTAGCCCACGGTGAGCGGAGTTTAGGAGTTTATTTAATATATATATACTTTATTTATTATTATATATACACATATAGGGATATATATATATAAGGGAAAAACGAAATAAACTCCAAAACTATGTTAAGCTATTGAAATATAAGGGAAATGAGTTTAATAAACTAATTCAAAAACTGAAATAAACTCCGAAAACCCCAGAAACCCTCACTTCTTGAGATTTAATGTATAATATGCTATAATTTATTCAGTGTGATAAATATGTCACAGTGTGTAATGATTGTAAATAAACTTGCGCGCTCATTTGATTTGTGGTCTAATTGTAGTGATTTTAAATTATAAGGGATTTTTGTAATGTTTAAATATACAGTTGAAGGCGAATATATTCAGGGCGGCAAGCTGTCGCAATCTGGATTTTATGAGGTTAGCTTTGTTCTCTCTGAAAAGGATAAGGGATTGGCTCGTTCAATCATTCAAAACACGTTGCTACATGAGAAGCTCTTGCGTGAAGTTGATAATTACAAGCGCTGGCGCACTGCTCAAATTACTGATGTATCAGACGCGGGCAAGGATGAAAAGCCAGACGCTTCGCCGAAACTTGAAGAATTAGCAATCAAAGCGGCTGAATCTGGTGTTGTTCCCTCAAGCCTTAAAGCCTATCCAAAGGCCGAGGATAAGGAAAAGAAACTTCAAGAGGCTGTCGATCGCAAAGCCAAGCGGGACGCGAGAAATAAGAAGAAAACCGTTAAAAACTCAGATACAATTGACGAAGGATATATTGATTAAATGACTGTTAAAATTAAGAAAGAATATAGCTCAACGGGCGCGAAAGACGCGCTAGACGTGGGAATTGAGGGAAATTACAGTTTTCTGGTAAACTCGACTAATAGCGATGCTGTGTTTACTGTTGAGGGTCAATTAACTGATTCAGGCGATTGGGGGACTGTAACGAGCGAAACACTGAATAATGGCGAGTTATACGGCACAACTGCGCCAGTTGATAAACTGCGCTTGAACATTGCAAGCCTTGGCACTTCTAGCGGGGTCACGTTTGAAATATACGGATAGCAATAGAACACATCGCGGTAAACTTACGGAAAAGCAAATGACTTTCTGTAAGGAATATCTGAAAGACTTAAACGCCTCAAGAGCCGCTAGGCGTGCGGGATACAGCGAAAAGACTGCACATGCTATCGGTAATGCTAACTTAGCTAAGCCTCTCATACGGGAATATATCAACAAACGAATGAAAAAGAGGGCTGAAAAGGTGGAAATAGATGCGGAATATGTCTTACGGGGCATTAAGGAAACAACGGAAAGCGCCAAGAAGTCGGGCGATTTGTCTAATTCATTCCGTGGCTATGAGTTGCTCGGCAAGCATTTGAAGCTATTCACCGATAAAGTGCAGCACGAAGGCAACGTAACTATTGAGATGGTGACAGGAATTGACAAGCCCCCGAACTCTAAGGATTAACACGGGATACGTCCCGCATAAATATCAAGCGATGATTCATAGGGATATGGCAAGTCATCGCTTTGGCGTTCTTGTCTGTCATAGGCGTTTCGGAAAGACTGTGTGCGCTGTTAATGCCTTAATATCTGCTGCCCTTGCCTTTCGTGGCTCTGATGGGCGCTTTGCTTATATCGCGCCTTATTACGGTCAAGCTAAGACAGTGGCTTGGGATTACTTCAAGAAATACACTCACATGATCCACGGGATCAAGTACAACGAGAGCGAACTCACTGTTAAGCTCCCTAACGGTGCGCATATTCGTCTATATGGCGCTGATAATCCTGACAGCTTGCGCGGAATCTATCTTGATGGCGTGGTCATGGATGAAGTCGCGGACATGAAGCCGAATGTATGGGGTGAGGTTGTTCGCCCTGCGCTATCTGATCGATTAGGATGGGCGTTGTTCATTGGTACGCCTAAGGGCATTAATATGTTCTATGAGCTGTATCAGCACGCATTAACGCAAGAAACATGGTTTGCGGCTAAGTATGGCGTGGATGAAACGGATATTATTGGCGATGAAGAACTAGAGGCGGCAGGCGCTGAGATGACCGCGAGCCAGTACGCGCAAGAATTTCTGTGTGATTTCGCCGCATCGAATGACGATATCCTTATTCCTGTGTCCTTAGCTATTGAAGCATCTCGCCGTGATATCAGACCGTTCGAGGTAAAAGGAAACTTCCGCGCTCTTGGCGTTGACGTAGCGCGCTATGGTGGTGATAAGTCTGTTATCTTCAAGCGTGAGGGCTTGCTAGCCTATCCTCCCATTGTATTCGATAGCATTAGCAATACTGATTTAGCCGCTGAGGTCATGAAAGTGGCGGGTGATTGGAATCCTGAGGTCATCAACATTGATGCAGGGCGTGGTGAGGGCGTGATTGATACGCTCCGCACGAATAGATATCGGGTGAATGAGATTCATTTTGGCGGGACGCAAGGCATATCTAAGTATTACCGCAATAAGAGAGCCGAGATGTGGGATAACTTGCGTAAGTGGGTTGTATCTGGTGGCTGTATTCCTGATGATAAGCGATTAATTGCTGAGATGGGTGTGCAACGCTTTAACATGCAGAACGATACATTCACACTGGTGAGCAAGGACAAGATGCGTAGTGATGGTATTAAATCACCTGATCTTGCTGATGCTCTTGCTCTAACCTTCGCAGTGCGTAGGCCGATGGGTAATGTGGCGGGTGGTAACATAAGGAAAGTGGGCGGCGGCTTATCAACAAGGGGGACAAAATGAGAGAATTACCAGATATAGAAATAAGGGATGCGACAAGCGCGGACGTTGAGGCGATACTTACTGTAGCTTCATCTTTCTTCGCTTATGGCGGCCTTGATGCGAGCGATTATTGCGCCGAGACATTTAGAAATACGGTGGAGCATGTTCTTAGTGGTGGCGCCATTGGTTGTCATACGGTGGTTGCTACGCATGATGGCGTTGTTGTTGGTTATTATTCTGTGTCATATTGCGCATTATACACAAAGCGTCCTATGATGTATGAAGCACACTTTGCTGTATTACCTGAATATGTGCGAAGCCATGCGGGGCGCAAGCTAACGAAGGCTATTATTGATTTCGGTGAGCAGATAAATGCGCTTGCGTTTTATGGCGGTGCGACAAGTGGGATTAAAAGGTTTGATAAGTCAATAAATAACATGTATGCTAGATGTGGATTTAGTTCGGCAGGGCAAGTAATGAGGTATAAATATGGGTAAGTTTTCACCAAGCAAGCCATCTGGGCCGAGTGCATCAGAAATTAGGGCGCAAGAAGAAGCGCGTATCAAGGCTGATAACTTAAAGGCGGCTCAGGAGTCTGAGAGCAAGCGTGCTAGATTACGATCACGCGCCTTTAATGAAAGCGAAGAAGAAAACACCAATCGCAAACAGTTGTTAGGCCAATAGCACATGGATGTCATTAAGCATTATAAGAAAGTTAAGCAAAAGCGAGCGAATTGGAATCAGCAGTTTCAAGCCGTGGGCAAGTGGGTATCTCAGGTTAAGCAGGACTTTGAGGGCGAGCATGAAGAAGGTGACTTCTTAAATGAAGATATCTTCGATAGCACAGGCACATTCGCCGCGCATAATGCTTCGAGTGCCTTACTTGGTTTATTGTGGCCTTCTAAGGCTGAGATGTCGATTGATATCACGGTGCCGTCTAATCTTAAAGATCCTATAGATGAGGAATTGAAGTGGTTTGAGGAGCATGTCACCCCTGCTCTTGTTCAAGAGATGGATCGAGAAGATTCTGGGCTATCTTTAGCACTTGATGAGTATATGCTTGACCAATACATCTTTGGCACGAGTGGTATCGGCGTATTTTATGAAGATGGCAATTTGCAATATAAGGCTTATGGCGTTAAGGAGATGCACATCGCAGAGGGTGCAGGCGGCTTTGTTGATGACGTTACCCTGTCTTACAAGTGGGGCGCACGCCGCATTGTTGGCGATTATGGGCTGAATAAGGTTAGCGAGAAGGTTCGCAAGGCTTATGAAAGCGGTAGTGATGAGGAATTTGAAGTTGTTATTACGTATCGCATGGCCGATATTACGGGCGCGGATAAGCAACCAGTAGAAACGCATCATGTTGAGGTTGCGGCAAACCATGAGTTGCGCAAGTCTGGCTTTGATGAATTCCCCATCTTTGTTGGTCGCTATCGTAAATTGTTGGGTGAGACATACGGGCGTAGCCCTGCGATGCAGGCTATATCAGATATTGTAGAGATTAACGTGTTGCGTGAGGCTGTGATTGTGGCGAGTGAAAAATCACTCGATCCTCCCTTGGGTGTGCTGAATGATGGTATGCTTGGCGGCGGTATAATTGATACAAGCGCGGGGGCTATTAACGTCTTTGACGTTCAAGGCAATTTCGGTGGCACGCCTCCAGTGTTTCCAATCAATACAGTGGGCGAGTTTAATTATACCATTCAGCGCATTAATGATTTGCGCGAGAGTATTGCTCAACACTTCGGGATTGACAGGCTGTTAGATTTCAATAACGAAACACAAATGACAGCTACAGAAACTAGAGAGCGAAGCGGGATACGAAAGAATAGCTTGTCAAGCCAATTAAACCGCCAGATTACAGAAGTATTAGCGCGCATGGTACAGCGTAGTTTTAACTTAATGCTACGTAATGACCGATTCGGCTATATTCAGGGCGATGCGGGGGCTATGGCTCTTGAGGCTCAGGGGATTGAAGTTAAGTATATTCCTGAGCGCATAGCGAAGTTGCTTGTTGATGGTGATGATGCTTATAAGATTAACTTCACAACGCCAGCAAGCCGCATTGCAAGTGATGAAGAAGCCGCTGGTATGATAGAGGCTGTTCAATTTACGCAAGGATTATCACAGACGCATCCAGAGGCTCGCCATTGGTTGAACATTGAAAGCATATATGATAGCATTCCGAGGTTATTGGGTACACCTAAGGGTGTAATTAATACGGGTGATGAAGCTGAGGAGCTTATAAAGCAAGAGCAACAGGCACAGCAACAGCAGATTCAACTTGAGCAGGCTCAACAATTAGCAGAAACGGCAAAAACGGCAAATGAAATACAACCAGAAACAGCTTGAACAAGCAATAGCGGCGGTGTCGCGGACAGATAACGGTAAGGCACTCCTCTTTGTACTATGTGAGGAGTGCGGCTTTTTATCTAACCGTATGCACGCGACTGAGCCTGTAGTTACGCAAGCTGAGGCGGCAAAGCGCGGCGTTTATGCAAAGTTGCGTAAACATATTCCCAAAGAACACTTGATTGATATCGAGCATAATATTTCATTAACGGCAGAAAAGGAAAGCGATAAATGAATGATGTAGCACCAACGAGTACAGCACCTGCAGTGGATACTGCACAACCAAGCACTGGGGGCGAGTCCCTTTCCCCTACCCCTCAGTCCCAAAGCGAGGGCGGCGACACACCACAGGAAGGCATTTCTATTGATAGCCGCTTGTCCGTGGGCGATGAGACCGCCGCCCCGCAGGGGGACTTTGATATTCCTGATGCGTATAAAGACCGTAAATGGGCGCAAGAGGAGATTAAATCAACTGATGATTTGTGGAAGCGTCTAGACGACTTACAGAAGTTATCAGGCAAGAAGTCAACGCCTTCTGATGATGCGGATCAGGCCGAGTGGGATGCTTA